AAGTTCACGACAAAGCTTAACAAGACGCAAAAGAAAGCTATGAACCGCCATGCTAGGCATCATTCATTGAAACATATGAAAGAAATGGCTAAAGACCTTGAGTCTGGCAAAACGTTCGCTCAAGCACATACTAGAGCAATGCGGAAAGTCGGCAAATGATAGGTTTTACCACTACAGCTACTATTTCTGAACTTATAGACAAAAGACCCATAGGACGTAAGCGGAAACGCACCAGAAAGAACAAAATGCCCTTCAAAGGCAATTTAAAGGCTGTACAGCGTCTATTGCGTGTAAAAAGGGTAAAGTAACGCTGAAATAGTTAAGACCGCACAGGCACGTTTATTTCGATAATCTCTTTTATCTGATCTAAACATTCAGTAACACCACCCTTTACAATAAAATGAGGTGTACCCATAGCTTTTGATTGCACCGCCCAAAGCTTTTGAGCATCCGACAACCTACCCTTTTCATTCTTCAACTCAATATATAAAACCCTGCCTTCTGGATATTCTACAATGATATCTGGACAGCCAGACTTTAGACCCATTTTTTTCATCTTTAAATGATAGCCAATAGACTTTTGACCTTCATTCGGTACATGGAAATGCCGAAAATGGTAGTATTTACACAAGTAATTTAGGTAGTCATTGCAAGAAATTTGTATGTCGGATTCTTTGGTCATAGGGGGTAAGTTCTAAATTCTAATGAGATTGCACCCATTTAAGTTATAAAATTTACCCCCTATGTATACAAATGAATTGGAGTTCAGTTTGTATATTCCGCTAACTTAGGAGGAATATCATAAAAATACCAATAAAAAAACCAAACCACAATATTTTTTACTATATGGGGGTTGACTATTGAATAAACCTAGCTTACAATCTAGGTTATTAATGATAATAATAATAATAGATTGGAGTTCAAAATGGAAATACAACTAAACAAATTAACTGACCCACAAACAGTAATCACTTGTGGTAATGGGTTAATTACACCAATAGCTAACCTTAAAAAAGTATGGTTTAAATTAGATAGAAACTGTAATGAGTGTTGGGAAATCTACAGCACTAATAGTTCTGAAGCTAACTCTGGATATACCATTAGAACAGTTTCTGAAAATACAAAACTATATGAAATTGTTAATCCTAACATTTCAGTTTGGGTTGAGTAAAATGTGTAAACAACAGGAAAATAAAAAGCCATATAGGATAGAAGACGAAGTTTGGTACACCGCAATGGATGATACCACCCCTTATTCTGGAAAGGTTGTGTATTTAGCTGATAGGAGAGGGGTCAAAGCCTATGGGCAGGGTCATTGTTTAAAGTGTAACAATGGCGATGGCATCTTTTGGAAAAAAACTTGGAATGGTGTATTTCCAGACATTTGTTGGTCATGTAATGGAAAAGGCAAGCGTAGCATAAAGCTATATACTCTCAAGCAAGTTAAAGCACAAATTAAAAGAGAAGAAAAGAACCACATTCTTTATCTCAACAAAGTTGCTCTAGGCAATGAAATCAACGCTCTTAAAAGAATTGCTTACAACTATTCTGAAAAGGGTGTTGCACAAAGAGCAAAAAGATTAGCTTGGAAAAAAGACAAGATACTTACGAAAAACAATTCTGAGTTTGTTGGACAAGTAAAGGACAGGGGTACTTTTGACCTTACCCTTACTTTCAGAAAAGGCTTTGATACAGACTTTGGTGTAAGCTTCTTGAACACTCTTGAAGATGCTCAAGGTAACGTCTTCACCTATTGGGGTAATTCTTTTCTTGATGTTGAGGTAGATACTACCATCACAGTCAAGGCAACCATCAAAGACCACAGAGAATATCAAGGTACAAAGCAAACAGTAATCAACAGACCGAAAATCATTGAAGGAGTTATATAATGTGTAAAGAACATGATTGCCAAGAGCATTTAGAGTGGATTGAACAAGAGGAATTTGATGGAGATAATGACGTTTTCATCAATTCCTTTTACGTTTGCCAGATATGCGGTGAAGCCGTTGAGCCTACCCCACAGAAAAGTTGGGGATACGATGATTATAGACCACTAGACAAGGGGTAAAGTAATGAAAATCAGATTACACAAAATCAGAAAAGCACTCACCTTTACATGGGATTTCTCAGAGGGTGTTAAATTAGAAGATAAAAAAATAGTAAGCCTTATTCTTAGAGGGTTCACAGACGAGCAAATAATAAATTTAGGTAATGAAATTTGGATGTATTGGGATAATCGTAGATATTGGAAAGTTAAAAAAGAACTAGGCTTGTCTACATTAGATTTTTACGTTCCGTGGAGGGTTTAGAAATGATAGCTAAAGTAAAAGGTGGTGACCTTATCAATATGGGTAACGTCACCTTACCTAAAGATTTCGTTGAGCAAAGAGTCAAAGCCGTTAGAGATTGGTTCATCGACAATGGTCAAGACTATGATTTACAGCACATACGAGATTGTTCAGTAAACGTAGCCTTGAAAGAAATGGATGGGGTTATTTTTGAAAACAGCATTTTCGCAGTCAACAAATATGAAGGTAAATCAGCCGATGAATTAGTACACACAGAAGAACTAAAAGGGAAGTGTGTGTGGCTAAGTATCAAACGCAAGGACAAGGGCGATAATATTAAGTGGTCTGATAAAATGTCTATTATGGAAAACTTGCTTGGCGATGAATGGCTAGGGATAGAGATATATCCACCCGCAAAATTCATGGTTGATACAGCTAACCAGTATCATTTGATTTGTATACCGCCAGAATTTACAGACCATTTCCCTTTTGGGTGGAAGCACAGGGAAGTAATGAGCGTAGACATTAAAGGCGGTTACAATAAACTTGGACAAACCTACAGGGGGAATAGGAAATGATAGATAAACCCACAAAAATAGGAAACACAACGCTTTATAACGCTAGGGTTCTCAATATCTCGGTGGCTAAATATTATGGCTTAGTCAAAGAATATTGTGAGATTGTTACTAAAGCTAGGGAAACCAACAAAGATGATTTAGAGAAGAATGGGGTACAAGCAGAACTGACGTTGTACTTCTCAGTAAAAAAACATCTAGACCAGTTGGTTTTACAGAAACTAATGAAAAATAAAATACAAAAGTTTGGAGCAAGTAAAAGATGAAAAAATTATTACAAATTGTTTTTGATAGTGCATTTTTGATAATGCTTTTTGGACTAGGTTATTTCTTTTTAGTGGCTTTTACATAGACATAACCAAAAAAATAATATAGGTTTTAAAATGAATTGGAGTTCGCATGAAGAAATCAAAACTAATTTTCA